CTCTTAAGTCTCTCAATATCACCAGATACTTAGAGTTAGGATCTATAGCAAAGGTATGAGGAAGCCACTCTGACCATATCCTTGACTTGGAGAAGACAATGGGTTTATCAGTCATTGCCTCAAACCATCCTTTCATTCCCTGACGTAGGAAATTGATATAGGATTTATCTAATACGTCTTTATCTAATGCTGTAAACTCTAATACTTCATTTGATTTTTTATGACATGCATCAAGAAAATAAGGCATACAGCATGTGCCTGTTGTAAAGATTCTTGGATTCTCATTCAGTATATTCATAATGACTGATGAGCAAGTTCTAGGAAGACCTAGAGAATAATGAAGTTGTTGCATAATATAGTTACCGATTATTATATTATATCATAAAGGTTTGCCAGTTGGACTCAATATATCGTAGATAGTATACTTGAAAGTTATATCTGCTGTAAAGTAATTTACATCACTCTCTGTAGCATCAAATTCCAAAGATGTCAAGTATGTGGGGAATAAATCTTTGAATTTTACAATAGCAATATCATTGTAATTGCTGTTTAGAATATGAAGACTTCCATCACTGTATTGTTCTCCCAGATCTCTTTGACCATTATCATTAGTTGTTTTATCTATAAAATCTTGTGCTGATTCTGGAAAACCTAAACCAGTTAACCAGTTATGCATAGCCATATAATTTTCCATATTCTCATCCACTAAGAATCTTACATTTAATTCTCCATACGTTAATTTATCACCAGGCACATCAATATCTTTAAGATAGTTTGATTGAATGGCAGTTCCTAATGTAATATCAGGTATTCTAGCAGTATTTGAAAAAAATGATACCTTTGGAAATTTAGACAATGTAAATTTAAATCCAACAGGTGCTAGAAAGTTTCTATTTGCTATTTGATTGGATAATGCCGATCTGGTCATTATTCTCCCCCACCATTTCCACCATTTGAACCGTTGCCACCGCCACCGTTGCCATTACCGCCGCCATTAGCAGTCCCATTAGATGACTTTCCATTCTGTCCATTTTCATCCTCATCTTGTTCAAGATATCCTCTACGTCCTACATGATAACCTAGAGGAATTTTTTTACATTTTTTATCAGTATAGCACCAGTATTGTCCAGCAGGACATCTTTTTGCTGCTGCTTCTTCAATAAATCTATCAAACTCTTTCATTAGTCAATAATTAGATTGTACCATTGTTCACTCATACCCATTATAATGTTATCTGCAGATTCTGCATTCTCAGCATATCCTTCTTCAATAAGATGCTCTACAATCTTATCACGGCGTTCAACTGCCTCTTGATGTTCTTTAGGAGTAGGTTTCATGGTATTACTACTTTTATTTTTATTTAGATAAAAAAAAGACCTCCTGCAGTAGGAGGTCATCAATTTAAAGATTTAATGCTTTTTCTAAGGATGAGATTCCACTTTCTTTATACTATAACTGGTGTCTTTATATTAAATAATGCATTCAAAGTAGTTACTCGCTCATCTTTCCATTTAGTTGGAATTTCTTCCCATTTTCCAGCAATGTGTTGTCCCTTCACACCATTCATATACTTATCAAACCAATAGCAACAATATGCTACAGTACGATTAAGTCCAGCATCTTTATGCCAAGTAGTAGTTTTATTTTTAAACATATTTTCATTAGTCCATTCCCATATAATATGTGTAAGACCATCCCATGATTTTCCTATCTTTCCAGTAAGTTCTCTTTCATCAAGAATACGAATTGCTTCTAATACTTTTTCATTATCGCATCCATATTTCTTAAGAGCCATTAGAGCAAGACATATCAGTGCTTGATCCCAATGAGAGGGAGTTTTAATTAATACATCAAGAGTTTTTATTTCATTAATAAAAGCACCAACTTGTCCTGGAAGTTCTGATGTCTTAATAGTAAACTGATTCCAAGTTTCTGGGTAAAAGAAATGGCAAGCTTTATTTAAACCAGAAAGAATTTGTCCCTTTATAAACTTATCTGATTGTGGAGAATAACCATACATCCCACAAATAATACCATAAAATTTTTCCTGATTTCTTTCTGTAGCATCAGGAGAATCAAAAGTATTATAACATTCACGAATACGATCTGGATTATCAAAAGAATATTCAATAACCAATACTTCTTGTGGAATAGAATCTGATCCACCTGTTCTCCAATTTAATGCACGAGTATTGGAATCAACTCTAAATTTAGCACCTGCTTTATACTTCTTACCATTTATTGTGGCAGGTTTTGTTAACTTACAAATATAAACTATACAGTGCTCTGGTAATAATTTTGATAAATGTTTTTTTGCTTTATTTAAACGTCCTTCTGTATTTCGCTGACAAAAAACTTCTTCTAAAGTTTCAAATTCATTATAGGACATCCAATAATGATTTATTATATCACTTTCCTTAATTGGTAATTCGGGCACAATAGTCCCATCAGGTTTAAAAACAGCCATAATTTCCTCGGTGTATAAAACAAAAACACTTCCCGAAAAGGTGGGTTGTGTGAGATAAGGATATTATAGCACAAAAAAAAGGGATGTCAAGCGACATCCCTTTAGAAGATATATAAGCGTCTCGCTTACATGAGGTTAGCAACCTTAACACGTCTGTAGTAGCGGTTAGAGTTAATCTTAAGTCTACCAAGACCTTGACTAT